AAACGAATACGTTAAAAAGCATGAATAACGAATTTGACCTATTAAGACGCGAAGTAGAAGCACTGGATGAAGCTGCTATCTATTTACGCAATCACAACGGCTATTTATTCAGCCGCACACCGTTGGAGTTCTTGGAGGAAATAAAGACGCGAAGTGAACGCATAACGGCAATGGCTAACGAAAAGATTATGGCTATACAGGGGGGAATGGACATGGAGAATATTGAAAAATTCAGATTTCCTAATTCTTAAATGAATCACAGAGAAAAGTATAAAAGTGCCTTCAATGTCCACGATGATAAAATCTACTGCGAGAGTTGCCAGAGATACGGGGAATTTGACGTTCACCATATCCAAGCACGGGGAATGGGTGGAGACCCTAACGGAAAGAGGGATATAATTGAGAACCTTATGGGGTTATGTAGGAAGTGTCACGAATGGCACGGGGATAAGAAGCAAATGAGATTCTACCTATACGAAAGCCATAGACAAGCATTAGTAAGTAAAGAGGTAGAGTTTGACGAAGAATTAATGGAACAACTTAAACAGGGTAAAAGGTTATGAAGATTGAAGTAATAATCTACACCGAGACCAACGGACACCGAAATAGCTTAGACACTGCGCATACGGACCTAAAAGCAGCAATGAGGGAAATAGAGAAGGCAATCAAAGAGGGGAAGGATATACAAGTAAAGGTAAATGAAAAGAAGCTGGAACGTAACGCGTAAGCCACAGGAAAACCGCACCTTTCAAAACCCGTGGTATCACACCCAAGCATGGCGAAAGTTGCGTGCCTCGGTGTTAGCGGATAACCCTTTGTGCGTACATTGCCAAAAGGAAGGTATAACGACATTAGCAAAAGTATGCGACCACATTAAGAACGTAGCAAGTGGAAAGACAGCAGATGAAAGGGAACGGCTTATGTGGGATAGAAACAACTTACAGGGGCTATGCACTCCATGCCATAACAAGAAATCAGCAAAAGAAAAGAGATGAACCACGCATTAATGAAACAATGGGGCGGTAAACGCATCACCAAGAAAGGCAACCCTATCTTTGGTGGCAGGAATATTGACAGATACGTTTTCTTTGTCAACAACCTACACTTATACTGCAATGTAAATGATTCAGACAGCACTGTATTCTTTGCCTCTTACAACAGCCGTTTATATTCTTTAGGCTACACAGATAAGGTATTACCATCTATGAGCATACAGGAGATATCAGCACGGCTAAACGCCACAATTGCAAAATCACTATGACAATACAGGAACAAGTAGCACAACAGTTTGCAGAAAGAGTGCGCAATCGAATGATGAAATTCTACTATGGAATAGATGTTAAGGATACCACTATAGAAGTAGAGTGTGAAATAATTGAAACAAATTTACTAAATTCGCAAAATATGCAACCATCAGAAATACACCTCAGAAAAGAATTAGCCCAATGTAAAGAAACAAAAGGGGCAGAAGCTAAGAAAAGAGCCAAAGAGATAGAGAAACTCCTCGGCATTGATAAGAAGATTGAAAAGGCTACCATCGCCACAGATGAGCAATCGGAATGAAATATCTATTCACAATCATAATGCTATGGGCAGCAAGTCTAAAGGCTAACGATAGCACAACAGTTATTCATCTAACCAAGGCAAAGAACAACGCGCTTGGGTCAACTGCATTGACTGCATTGGGTGTGGTTACTACTTATTACGGTATAACATCACAAGACAAGCAATCCACCGCAATAGGGTACGGCATGATAATAGGCGGCTCAATACTCGGAACACTGGCGGTGTATCATTATACAGTGTCCAACATAATGTACACGGTAAGTGCAAGTGAGTTTAAGGTAGCAATACGATTCTAATTTACAATTGTAAAGTGATTGCAGCAATGATTTTTGGGCAAATTGACGGGGGAAGCCGTAAACCGTTGATATACAAGGGGTACGTTTAACCGCATTGGCTTTCAAATTTATGCACAGCCAACTTTAAAAGTTTAAAAATAGGAATGAGAGGCAGAACAACACCGATTGCAGTCAAAAAAAAGCAGGGGACATTCAAACCTGCGCGGGATTCTGCAAAGGAATTTGTCACGGTTAGTGGTATTATATTAGCAACACCACAACCGCCTGAAAAGTTCACTGAAAAAATGATTGACGAATGGAATATTGTTTGGAAACATTTAATAGACCATGAGTACGGCAAGGCATCGGATGTTATGTTGGTTGAAATGTATGTTAGGAGTTTGTTCCGTGCAATCAAAGCAATCAAAGAAGATGACCTGTTGGATTTTCAAAAGGCATTCCAAGCGTTTAACAAGTGTTCCGAAATGTTAGGGCTGAATCCATCCGCTATGGCAAAGGTTGCTATACTTCAAAATAAAAGTAAGACAAGGACTTTAAATGATTTATTAGATGGAACAGGCACTTAATTACGCAAAAGGGGTTATATCGGGCAAGATTGACGCGTGTAAATATGTGAAACAAGCCGCGCAAAGGTTCTTGAATGACGTAAAAGGCACTGAATTTGTCTACAATGAAAAGGCTGCGGTGCGTGCTTTGCGGTTTGTGGAGTTGCAAAAGCATTCCAAAGGGGAATGGAAAGGGCGAAGATTAATATTAGAAGACTGGCAAAGGTTCATAATTGCCAACTTATTCGGGATATATCGAAAGGACGGGCGCAAAAAATACACCCGTGCATACCTTGAAATGCCAAAGAAACAAGGCAAAAGCCCGTTAGCTGCTGCGATTGGTAATTATATGTTACTTGATGAGGCGGACGGTTCACCCGAAATTTACTCAGCCGCTACCAAGTTAGACCAAGCCGCTATAGTATGGCAGTATGCTGCGGATATGTTCAAAGACTTCAAAGACGAAGCGGACATAGATATTTCTATTTCTTCCTCGTTTAACAACAAGCGAATAGTGTATAATGGCGGGGTATTCCGACCCATTGCTTACGATGAGAGGGACAAAAACGATGGTTTATCTGTTAGTTGTGCTATAATTGACGAGTATCACGCGCACCCATCGGACAGAATTTACAATGTATTAGCGGACGGTATGGCTGCAAGGCGTTCACCTTTACTTTTAGCTATCACAACAGCGGGGCATAATCGTGATTCAGCCTGTTATAAACACCGCGAATACTGCGAAAAAGTGTTGTCAGGTGTACTGAAAGATGATGACTTATTTGCTTTAATCTATACAATTGATGAAGGGGACGCATGGGATGATGAAAAAACACACCGAAAAGCTAACCCAAATTACGGTGTATCGGTGAAACCAGATTACATAAAAAGCAAAATAGCCGAAGCAAGGGAATCAGGAGTGAAAAAGGATTCGTTCATGATTAAGCACTTAAACGTGTGGACGGATAGTTACCAAACATGGATAAGTTCAACGGACATCGAAAGAGTGAACAGAGGCTTTGAACCAACGAAAGGGGATTCATGTTATGTTGGATTGGACTTGGCTTCGAGTGGTGACTTTACCGCTTTAGCTTTGAACTTCTTAAAAGAAGGTGTGCATAGGATTAAGTTTTACTACTATCTACCCGAGGAAAAGGTTCGGCAATGGTCGGGCGGTATCGGGGAACAGATTAGAGACTGGGTAAGACAGGGATTTATTACCATGACGCAAGGCAAAACCACCGATTACGAGTATATCGAAAGGGATTTATTGAAGATTTCAGAGGACTTTAATATAAATTCCGTAGGCTTTGACCCATATAACGCTAAACAATTTGCCGCAAAAATGGAAGTTCACGGGCTAAATATGCGGGATTTCGGGCAGAATATTACCAATATTTCCCACCCTACGAAGATGACGGAGGAACTAATTTTGTCGGACAAGGTAATAATGGACGGCAACCCCGTTACATCCTGGATGTTTTCCAATGTGGTAATTTATACGGATGCCAATTTGAATATCAAAGTAATCAAGAGCAAAGACCCCAATAAGAAAGTGGATGGAGTGGTGGCAATGATTATGTCCATAGGCGAGGGTATAGATGAAAATAATAAAGTAGAAGATTGGTTTTGGAATCCAGTATCATTATGACGGATAGCGAAATAAGAAAACTAATAGTACCCCGCGAATTTGTCGCGGCATGGTTTCGGGAGTTGCCCAAACATAAAACCTATGAAGCAGCCTATGAGGCTATTGAGGATATTTACGAAGATTACTTTGGTAGGCGTAGATATTCATGCTATGATTCATTTAGGGTTATAAAAGACCGAATCCACAAGGCAAAATAATTTTGCAATATCAAAAGTTTACACTATACTTGCAGTCCTCCATTTGACGGAATTGAACGCAAAGAAGCTACCCGAAACGGTGGCTTTTTTGTTTTGTATCATAATCGGGACAAAGTCGGGACAATGTCCCTATCTTTACAAGTGTAAATTTAAAACAATGTTTCACTAATAATTTTACAGATGTAATAAAATTTGCAATCGTGCGAATAGTTGAGCAGTATCAACTGCAAAAGGCAGGTAAACGGGTTAACGATATGTACGGAGTTAGTCTTCGTTCAAGTCTTTCTAACCCTCAGCAATGGCTATACGAAGCACTTGGAATTGAAACCGTGGGCGGTACTACGGTCAACGAAAAAACCGCAATGAGCCTTTCACCTGTTCACGCTTGTGTAAGGGTAATCTCGGAGGGTTTGGCAACTATGCCTCTTAAACTTTATGTAGAGGATGGCAGAAATAAAACCATAGACAAAGAAAGCCCCGCTGCAAGATTGATTAATGAGCCTAACCCCTACGACACGGGTGTAGGATTTCGCAAGTACATGGCAGCGGTTGCGGTTTTACAAGGCAATTCATACGCCTATATTTTTAGAGATGGCGCAGGCAATCCTATTAATTTACTCCCTTTACAAAATTGTGAGGTTACTCCAGTGTTGGGTACTGAGGGCGGTTTATACTATCAGGTTGCAACAGGTGACCCGATTTATAGAAATGTTCCTGCGGTAGTAAGTGCCTATGATATGATACACTTTAAGGGATTGTGCATA